TACCATAATTCAAAGAAAGGCTACGTATTCGTCATAAACCACTCTGAGGGATTTTCCCTAGATACCAAACTGGTCGAAGAGTTTCTAAACAAACATGACAAAATCTATCTGCTTGATAAGAAGTATCACTCGTATTTTTTAAACATACCAAAATCTGTAGATGTTCAGTTTACGTGTTTAGACAAAGATAATAGAGAAAACCCCTTCGAGTGCGATACCCCAGTGCACAGGGATTTCTACGTCAAGCATGAATCTTTGTTTAATGTCAATGAGATAATACCCATAGCGAAACACTATCAGAAGTGTCAATGTCTTTACGATATGGTCAAAGACTACTTTGGTTTGGAGATGGACACAGAACAACAGGAATCCCTGATCGAGGCTTACAAACGAGTGGAAGAGAACGGCGTTAAAGTCGATCTGTCCTGCTTCAACAAGCGTTACGAGTTTCAATACAGTCAGTTCTCGCTCGTTGGCAACACCGTCTACTCTTGGTACAACTTGTACAACCTCACTGGCAGACCGACCAACTCCTTCAACGGCGTAAACTTCCTAGCGATACCGAAAGAGAAGAAGTTCAGAGAGTGCTTCGTACCGAGCAATGACTTCTTGGTTGAGTTCGACTTCGACGCCTACCACCTCAGGCTGATATCTCAGCTGACGGGCTTTGAACTACCTAAGGAATCGATGCACGTTTACCTTGGCAAGCAGTACTTCGGAGTTGAAGAGTTGACAGAAGAACAGTACAAAGAGTCCAAGACCATAACGTTCAAGCAGCTCTACGGCGGAGTCGAAGATCAGTACGCTCACATAGACTTCTTTAGGTCCATGACCGAGTACACAGAGAAACAGTGGAAGGCATACAGAGAGCAGAAAGCACTGACGCTACCAACCGGCAGGATCCTGAGGCACCAAACAGGCATGAGCAAGCTGAAACTGTTCAACTACATCGTCCAGAACCTAGAGACCAAAGCGAACACAAAGAAGATCGTAGCAGTAAACAAGCTGTTAGAGGGCAAGAGAACGAAGCTGATCCTGATCACGTACGATTCGTTCCTGTTCGACTTCTCCCAGGAGGATGGCAAGCCACTTCTCAAAGAAATCAAATCCACCCTGGAAGATGGGGGAACTCCCGTTAAGCTCAAACACGGGACCAATTACGCATTCGAGAACAATTAACACATATTTATTAACGTACAAAATGGTTGCACTACTAGAATTAAAAGAAATTGAACTTACGCAAGAAGCTATAATGAACAAGTTGTTCTGTACTTTTTCCCCGAAGGACTCTCTGGAAGAAACCCTCTCCCAGATCACGGGGCAGTACACGATCCTATACAAGAAGATATTCGTCCTCTCCTCCCCAGATTCTAACGAACTGTTGTGCACTTACAACATCGAAGTTGAGGGTCCCACCACAAAGATTCTGCCCAACACCATACTGTTGCACAGAAAGAAGGAGAGCAACACGCTATACACGATAAACGCCCTGAACACTCTCATCAAGCAGTTGAACGGTGGCGTGCTGGACACAAAGTTTCCCATCACATGGGCCGACTACAAGAACTGTGTCCTGCTCACCCAAGGCGAGGGTTTGAAGAGGGTTAATACCGCTATCCACAAGATAGTGAACCTCTGACTAAGAAGATAGATTTTCTATCTACTCTATTGTTTCTCATATTGCATCAAACAAACGTTAGTTATGGATATATCCGCAATCAAACAAAAACTGTCGGCGCTGCAAAATCCACGCGGCGGACAAAAGCGAGACCTAGAGAAAACTATCTGGCGTCCCGCCGTGGGCAAGCACTCCGTGCGCATCGTACCTTCGGCTTTCGATAAGTCGAACCCTTTCAAAGAGGTGTACATGCACTACGGCATCAACAACAAAACGATGGTAAGTCCTATGACATTCGGAGAAAAGGATCCCATCGTAGAGTTCGCTCAAGGCCTTCGCAAATCCTCTAACAAGGACGATTGGCAGTTGGCAAAGAAGCTGGAGCCGAAGATGCGAGTAATGGTTCCCGTAGTCGTTCGCGGCGAAGAGGACAAGGGCGTTCGCCTTTGGGAATTTGGCAAGCAGGTCTACATGGACCTTCTCAAGTTCGCTGAGGACGAGGACATCGGGGACTTCACAGATCCCGTTGCTGGTCGTGACATCACAGTAGAGACCGTTGACAAGACTACTACTGGCCTTATGTACAACACTTCTACGGTACGCGTACGCACCAAGTCAACGCCTCTGTCTGAGGACGCTGCTAAAGTCAAACTGTGGTTGAGCACACAGCCCAATCCAGTTGAACAGTTCAAGCGCCTGTCCTACGACGAAATGAAGGAGGCACTCATGAAACACCTCAATCCAGAAGAGGAATTGAAGGAGCAAGCAGATGTTGTCGCAGCGAAGCCAGAATCCACGGCTTTCACGCTAAGCACCAGCAAAGCAAGCATCGATTCAAGCATCGATGACCTCTTCAACATCTAAAAACTAAAGAGCCCCGAAAGGGGCTTTTTTTAACCCAATATTATGGCAAAGAAAGATTCGCTCAACAGCACAATATCTAGCGCGATAAAGGGAGGAACAGACCTCGATAAATTTAAGAAGTCCAAGAACCTACAGACAAACGTGGTGTGTAAAGACCAACGTTGGATCCCGCTAGCGCAAGCATTTCAAGACACACTACAAATTCCAGGCATCCCAGTCGGCCACATCACTCTGTTGAGGGGTCACTCCGATACCGGTAAAACCACCGCACTGTTGGAAGCAGCAGTCGCAGCGCAAAAGATGAACATACTGCCAGTCTTCATCATCACAGAGATGAAGTGGGACTGGAACCACGCGCGTCAGATGGGCTTCCAATTCGAAGAGGTCGCTAACGAAGACGGAGAGATCGTGGACTACAACGGATTTTTCCTCTACATCGATAGAGAAAAACTCAACTGCATAGAAGACGTATCTGCTTTCATAGCTGACATACTAGATGAACAGAAGAGAGGAACACTGCCTCACGACATCTGTTTCTTCTGGGACTCTGTTGGTTCCATTCCTTGCCGCATGAGCATTGAGAAGTCAACCAACAACAACGAGTGGAACGCAGGCGCAATGTCTCAGCAGTTCGGTAACTTCATCAACCAACGCATTGTACTGTCGCGCAAGGCATCCCAGCCGTACACAAACACTCTCGTAGCAGTAAACAAAGTGTGGGTCGCAAAGCCCGACAACCCGATGGGTCAACCCACGCTGAACAACAAGGGAGGCAACACGATGTACTTCGACTCTTCTCTTGTGATCACCTTCGGTAACGTAGCGCGAGCTGGTACGAACAAGATCAAAGCAACCAAGAACGGCAAAGAGGTAGAGTTCGCAAAGCGTACACGCATCAGCTGCGACAAGAACCACGTGACAGGCGTAACAGCAGTCAACAAAGTCATAATGACCGTACACGGATTCATAAGAGACGATAAGAAGGAGCTCGACGACTACAAGAAGAAGTACTCAGACGAATGGATGAAAGTCCTCGGAGCAACGAGCTTCGACGTAGTGGAGGAAGAAGCGCCTTTGTCACCAGACATTTATGATACTGAGGACTGATGAATCCAGATTACAAGAAGTTATTCGACTCTCTCAAGGAGGAGAAGGAAGAACTCAATGTGAACAGTCGCGTCTTAGTCATAGACGCGCTGAACACCTTCTTAAGAGCCTTCGCCGCTATTGGATGGGTCGATAAGAATTTAAGTCACATAGGTGGTCTGACAGGGTTTTTGCGTTCGTTGGGTTACGCTATCAAACTCGTCAGACCCACCCGGGTGATAATAGTTTTCGATGGTAAAGGATCATCGACAAATAAAAGATACATATACCCAGAATACAAAGCAAACCGTGGACTCACTAAAATCACAACTTGGGAGGTATTCGAAACACAGCAGGACGAGTCTGACGCAATTAAAGCTCAGATTATACGCCTTGTGGAATACCTTAAGACACTTCCTGTTGATCTTATTTCCATAGACAAGATCGAAGCCGACGATGTGGTCGGATGGATAACTTCGCAACTCGATGGCAAGATCACAATCATGTCATCAGATCGAGATTACCTGCAGCTCGTAGACGATAGGATCAACATCTATTCGCCTACGAAGAAGAAGTTCTACGATACGAAGGCAGTAACAGAAGAATACGGCGTCACGCCAAAAAATTTCCTCACGCAGAAGATATTATTAGGCGATAGCGGAGACAACGTGCCCGGTGTTAAGGGACTCGGCAGCAAAACGATGCTGAAACTCTTCC